GAAAAACTACCATAATAAGTGCCATCACAAGTACAACAGGTATCTCTACAATACAACTCTGTAGAAACTACATCTGGTGAATCGCACATCCATTCTAACGTATATTGTTCATCTGCTCTAATAAATGGAGTATCATATCCAACAGCACGCAGATACTGATAGCCAGGAGTTGGTACTGTTACAGTAAGCTTTTCAATGTATGTCGGGACAAACGGATCATCATTACCGAACATGACATCGTGTGTGTCGTATTCACCAAGAGTCATTGTAGTCCCGGATATTGACAAAACCAACCCACCACTCCATATATCACCCAATTGTGGTGCTTCAAGACCTGAATAAACAAGAGTGTGCGTATTCCAATCAGCATATTGAGTAGTGAATATTGTATGATCTATGTCTATGTCAATCGGTTGTGAAACATATTGATTTGTTTCTAAATTAGCAACTGTCACAGGATATGTTGTGTAAGCATCACTTAAAAAAGCTGAATAGTGTGCAATATCAGGCCATCGACAAATACGTATTAGTGCTAAGATTGAATTTAGTGTGTCTTCGTCATAGGCTACAGAAATATTGTCCTGATTCTGGCTTTGCAATCTCCTATTGATTCTTGTTGTGACGCCTTTTTTGTCGGTCGATAATAGACTATCGACAGTAACATTTCCCCACATGTTGACGAAAGGAGTACCAGATATCATACTCGCATTCACAAAGCCAGTTATCATGTATCTGTTGTCGAATGATATTGCATATTCTCTAACAACAGTTGATGACACTGTTACTGCACTTGATAACTGATTTGAGGCCACAAATCCCATTTTATGCTCCATCTAGTACAGTAAACCAACAACTATATGCAGGTGATGTTATGATGCCGTTGTTGTCGGTGGCGATTATTGAATAAGTGTGTATACCAGATGAACGTGTACCTATATCAAATGTGAAGTCCATACCACCTATACTTGTATTGACCGTAGGCCCTGTAGTGATGTCGATTAGAATGCCATCTACCCATAACTCAATAGCATATACACCATAATAATCGTGAACATTGCAAGTAATCAATAGTTCTTGCCCAGCGTATAATGTTGTCTGCGTTTGTCCTGCTGTCGTAAATTGAGCTGTTCTTTCTGACTCATTATATTGTGTTATGACAACGTTTCGTATTGTTGAATAAGTGCTAGCAGTCACCTTGCAATCAGCATTCGAAACTGTCGTGACTGTTGTCATATTTCCATTGATTGCTGTAATGTAAATTCTGTAATATTGATAAGTTGTGCCGTTTTTAAATGTCAAATAATTAGACCAACTATTAGTACCAGGAGCAGAAACATTGGTCCTTGTATCCAATGTCACCCAAACAGAATTATCGTTAGATCCTTGCAATACGAAATCTTTCGGAAAGCCAGCATTTGTGTCATAATTGTTTTCCGAGACTATGGAACCATTTACAACAGACATGCCACTGTAATTCTGTTGTTGTATTGCATATTTGTTTATGACCTTCGACGCCCCATAACCAAAATCATATGATATGAACCATGGAGCGATTGATGCTGAACTCATCCATCTATCAGATTCTCCAGTATTTGTCTGATTGAATGCCTTCCATCCTGAATAGTATGTATCTCGATATTCTGAATAATATTCACTACTTGCAACAACGACACTTGGTGTTGGCAGTACGTCTGATGACATTATGGTCGTGCAAAATGATGTGCTAGAATTGTCTGCACCATCTATTGATAAACAAACTAGTTTAAGTTCTGCTAATCTAGCAATTAAACCGCCGCCAGAAACTGCATTTATCACTAATTTATAATAGCGATATTCAGTACCATTAACAAATGTAAAGTATGGTGTCCAAGAATATTCACCAGGTGGCGATATACTGTTTCTTGTATCTAATAACGTCCAATCAGAAGCGTTGTTTGATCCATATAACTGGAAATCTGTCGGAAAGCCATCATCTATCGCCTCTTGTAATGCGTATTTATTGACTACAACACCGCTGTTGAAATCATATTGCAGCCAATGTGTGGTAGCAGATCCACTAATCCAATAATCAGTTGTTTGGTCAAATGCTTTATATGCTGGGTTAGCAGATGTCACGTTTCTGCACCCAATTTGGCTTACCATATTATTGCCCATAACAGAAGCTTCACTACATCTAAATGATGTGCCATCCCAATTGCTCAAATAATAGGTATGACCAGCTTTTGTTACTGTGATTTTATCAATAAAATTATTGCTCGTATCTGCGGCATTGAGACATATGAACCGCGAACCATTCCAATAACTTATGTAATTATCATGTGGTGAATAATAGTGCCCTACAGTAGACGACACAACAGTGGCACCATTACCAAGGGCGATCTGTGCTACTATATTCATAGTCAATGAATCGTAATTCATTGAACCATCTGATATGTTTATAGTATCGGCACCTGGTAGACCAGAATATCTGCATAGATGAGCGACCCAATATGCAAAAGCATAACTTTTTGTCTGTGATGGTACTAACGTAAAATGTGATTGCTCTGCAGATATTACGGTCGCACCAGCACCACAAGATATAGCGGCAATTTCATTTAATGTCGTAGTATCATAATTCATCGCACCATCTGAAGTATTAATTAGCCATGTACCATTTAAACCAGAATTAACACATAAATTTGTAATATCACCAGCACTATAGTACCATTTTTCGACAACAGATGTCTCTTCGCTATCTGCACTTACCACATATGGCGAAGGAGCCGTATTCGACGTCATTTTCGCAGTGCACGCTGTAGTTGACGTATTATCTGCACCATCAATCGAAAGACAAACCATCTTTACGTCACCTATGATGGCGACTGGTGATGGAAATGTATCAAGAATAATAGTTGGCGGAATAGTTATTGTTGAAATCGTTATACCAACAGCGTCTGTTGTTGTAACCGCTGGCTCTGCTACAGTAACTTCTGCTGGCATTTCACTAGTATCTGTCCCAGGTAGCGGCAACCCAGTACCTGCTGGAATGACGCCAGTTGCACCAGCTATCTTGTTAAATCGTATTGGTAATATTTCGCTGGCCGCAATCCTAGACTTTATAATATCAAATGTACATGACTCATCATATGTCCCACTACGGCATCCAGGCTTATATTCGTGGACTGGTTCAATTGCATCTATAGCAATGAACACAAGACTATCTCTGCTTGCAACTGCGTCAGTATATGACGCTTCCGTTAAATCATTAGTTGCCAAATTCCTCTTGTAAACGACATAATCGCTAAGCGGAAATACATTTTGTGTACTGGCTACATCTTTTATTATTGCGACAAGCGATGGGTTTACTAAATCTCTCTGAATCTTGATATCTGATATCACATATGATTTTGTTACTGTGTTATCTACCAGATTTTTATTCTTCAAATAATTTAGCATTTGTGCTAAATCTTTATCATCTACAATACCATCGCCATTCACATCAACATATGGTTGATTTGATGGTCTGACCTTAGGCAATACGCCACTACCATTTTCTGCGATATAATTAACAATGGTGTTATAGTCATTTATATCTATGCTATCGTCGGCAAGCACATCAAAGCGATTACCGGGGTTCTGCCATTTAGAAACACCAAGTATGATGTTGCTTTGGCTAAAACTACTCGACAGTGATGTAACTATAATCGATTCAATATAATTCGTCAATCCAATTTGTGTCATAGTTATGATATTGTAAGGACGAATTTACTGCTGCATCGTGTGGTCCCATCTGGCAAGAGTGCAGTGACTCTATATTGATAGGTGCCTTTTAAAAATTTTGACGTATCAACCATATATCTGAAAACATATGGATTTGAACGATACGACCCCTGCCTCAGTCCGATAGTCATGGGTGCTTCGTCTACAATAACTTCGTTATTTTCTGTTGAAACTGATATTGTGCCAATTAATTGTGGTAATATCGGTGCAACTAAATTGAAATCATAATCATAGAGAGGCAATGGCATAATGCCAATTTCTAATGGTCTAATTTCTGGTTGGTTAAACTTCTGATCAAGCGGTTCAAATCCAAGCCTAATTGCAGTTAAAGAATCGTCACCATCCCATGAATCAGCATAGACCCAAAACCTGCCACATGTTTGTAATATATAACCACTAAATTCCGGATTGTCCAGATCTGGACAACCATCGGTCCCTAAAACACACCCAGTTATTCCAGTTGACTCCAATTCACATGGATTTGTTGGCATATAGCTCCAAACATCAAAATAAACATCTGGAACCGATGCATCTGCCGGAATCTCTAGTAATAGCTTATATTCACCAGGTACGATAGCCCCAATTTCACCTTCTGTTCCGCATAGCCCACATTCAGTGTCTGCTCTTATATATTCAATAGGAGATGGATAATTCGGATCACATGGATCTACTACTACAAATGAAGCTATTAAATTAGACGGTATAATCTGTGTTTTGTAAATATCGACCTTTCGAATTGCATACGGTGCGGTAGCGACACCACCACGCATGAACCTCATGTCTAATTCGACTATGTTGCCACGTCTAGCAGATATTCGTTTATATGTAGCCATACACCACCTCCAGTTATAATATCTTTGCTAGGGCTAAAATAGATTACTAGTGTGGCAGATTGGGCATTGAACCAGACGTATTTTTATTGCGCTCTTCAGCTGTCTTCTCTAATTTCTTAGCCCACCAACTACGTTCTTCGCCAGTCATGGAGTTTTGCTCGAAGAGTGTTAGTGCTCCGGTCCCGCCAACTCCGCATCTCAACATGAATTGCTGCTCCATCAGCATATTCCATTCTTTTTCACATTGATCGTGGGACCTGTGGACGAAAAAAGGATTCAGTAATTGGCAACATAGCGCTATGCGTCTCACCGCAATTAGCACATTGTATTTCGATCATCGTCTCTATACTTGGGGTATGCTCTTGCAACCATTCCCTGATTACTGCAAGATCTGTAGAATGCATTTTGCTTACGATATTTCTGATCTTGAATCTATCAGTAACGCCCATGATATCAACGATCACAGTCTCAATGTTCTGAGTTACGATATCATCAAGTGCTATTTCGTCGCGGTTATGATTCGCAGTTGCCGCTATACGGTCTCTTGGCTTTATTTTGGCCCTAGATGCACCACCAATAATACTTTGAGCTTTTTTGGCTCTTTGTATACCACTCGCATCGCGAACACGCAAGAATCTAATTGATGCCGATATTTCTCTTCCGGTTGTCTTGGTAAGATATGGCAAGCTGATTTTAAATGGTTCAGTCCCTAATGACTCGTCAGCCCATACTATCGTATTAACCAATTCATTTAAATCAACAGAATTGGTAGATGCTTGTTGGCACTGCTGGTTCGGACATGTTGTAATGAATTCATATTCATTACCATGTGTGATGCCACGCAGATAATACAATAAATATATCTGATCACCAACAAGCATATCTTGAATATCAAATCCATCAGGAAAACGACAGCATTCCTTGAGCATATAGTCTATTGATTGCCCAGTTTGTGCTAATCTTGCTGTTGCCAAGATTTTGTCGATTTTCGCAGACCACGCCTTAACTTGCACTACACCAGAAGTCCATCCATAGTACAATCCCTTACTTGGAAGTGTCGTGTCTTCCCATGGAATCAATTGTTCTGGTGAAGCTTTTGAAATTATATCGACAACATCAATATCTGATGTCGCATTACTAACAAGCTTAGCAAGCTCGGATGTTGGTCTATCTTGTATTTTGTCTTGTGGTTTGACTGGTTGTACTGGCTTAGTATTACCGTCTGTCAAGCTCACTTCTTCAGTTTTATCGTCGAGCATAAAATCCTCTCAATCTTGATTGCTATAGTGTATCGTCTAGACTATATACCACCCAGTAGTGAGTACTAATAGTTATTGTGTCGATTCATCAAGCTCGGCCCAATCGTATGATATTGTTACTTCTATCACTTTTACATCAGTACTAGTATATGTCAAATCGCCTTCTTTTACAACGCTTGGCCAACTACCATGTAATATCCATGTTGACTTGGTAGTCCAGTCTAGATTATATACATATATTGTTGAATCTTTCTTATAATCTGTCGGGCTCGCTAAGCCGGTTTTACTTGACCATACTTTTTTACGCCAATTTTGTAATATCGTCGATACTTTCAACTCAGATCCAGAACTACCACTTATTACCATATCGTAAAATGTTACTCTTATATCTTCCCAAGTCACCATTCCTGCATATTTATAGACCAATGATGATCCATCGACCGTTTCTTTTCCTATAGTAAAAGTCGGTAATGTAGCATCCTTGGCTAATATCTTAGATGTATTATCATCCTTATCTTCAAATAAATTGTGGATGTGCCATGTATAGCTATAGACTGGCTTTACGCTAGATGCTGCATAACCTTCGCCAACTCCGCCAACTATAAAGCCAGGTATGGTATGTCTCCAATCATTCTGAATTGTCTTCGCTGTCTTTGCTGATAAGCTCTTCTTTTGCCTTATCCATCTCTAATGTAAAAGTTATCTCACTAATTTTCGACGATGCATAATCTAACTCATCTGGTGTTACTTTAGATGGCCAACAGCCATACATTGTATATCTATATATTGCATTATCTTCTCCATCCAATAATTCTAATGTACATGTCTGCTTTATTAGGTTAATTTTTGATGTATTGATATCTAATACATTCGTCGACCACCATTGGTATATCTTATAAGCTGCATCAGATGCACCAACAACATGATAGAATGATATATCAATTGGAGACCATTTGTTCTTTCCTGGAAACCAAATTACATCCTGTTTTTGATGTACTGGCGTTTTATCGAATTCAATTTTTGGTCTACCAGCTTTATGTGCATAGATTAAAATGTCCTTTAATGGATCTAGAGTAGTAAACTTCCAACGATGCTGCCGTGCTAACTCGATGGTTGCACCTGGTTGATTCGATTGATTAGTCTGGCCAATGTTAAATCCGGGCGTGATATATCTCCCATAAATGTTCTATATTTAAGTTTGATATAAATACAGAATCAGCCAGTTATATACTATAATGATATAACTGGCTGATCCTTTTATTAGCTCTTTATAGCGCGATCAAATCTCAACGTCGCTTCAATCGTCGAAATATCGGTCGCAGTATAATCTAGGTCTCCCCAATTGACCTCCTTGGGCCAAGCATTACACATGGTCCAAGTTTCTGTTGTATTACCAGCAGAACCAATCATCTCCAAGGTCGCTTGTTTCTTGTAGATTGACGGGGCGTAGACTGTTGCTGTTGGCAGGTCGCAGACAGTATTTAGCCAATCATAAATAGTAGCCGATACATCTGGGTCTTGCTCAACATCATACCACTTCATGCTAACCGGTTCCCAGGTCTGCTTACCAGCAAAGTAAGCGACTTCCTGATCGTGGTGCATTTCAGGCTCTGCAAATTTGAAATTTGGACGTGACGCAGCCTGCAGCACAAGCAATGCGGCAGAACTAATGTCGCCAAGAGTCCTAAAGACCCAGCGATGCTTTCTACGTGTTTCCAAATTTGCGGCCGGACCATTACCAGTACCACATATATTAAAACCAGGCATTTGAAGCCTCCTTTTGATTGTCTTCGACTATTAGGCTGTCACGACACCACCAGCCGCCAAGACTTCCTCAGAACTAAAGGAAGCCGATGACTGCATAACCACGAGGTTCAGTACGATGAACTCAATCGCACGAGTTGGTTTGATGAAAACCGATACCCACAATTGATTGAGATCTCTTCTTGCCGCAGTATTGTTGGTTGCATCACAAACAACATTGAAAGCATCTAAACCACGACGAGCTTGAACGTCTGCCAAGTACGGGTTAATAAGCGTCTTGACTTGTGCCCATGTTGTTGAATCATTTGGCTCAAAGATGAACGATCGAAGTGTTTCGATCAGATTCTTCTTAAGGTTGATCAGCAACATTCTGACATTAACTCTATCCAAAGCCGTGTCAGCTCTCTGTAATGTGCGTTGGCCAAACACCACAATGCCGTCATTCGGGAACGACACCAATGGATTAACAGCATTGCCGCTACCATATAATAAGTCGCGCTCACCTTGACTTGGATTGTATTCGACAGCCAATGGCGTGGTTAAAACGCCACGATTTAAACCGGCAGGAGCCATCCACTGTTCTGCGACATTCGCAGTGTTTGCAAAAACTCCAGCGACCTGTCCAGACGGCGGAACCCAAATGTTCTGGGCACTGTATTGGTCGTATATTTCAAGCCAACCCCAGTACAAGGCACCATAGCTACTGTTAATGGCCGATGATAGATCGGAAAGTAACATGCCGTTATGCCAATCGACAACTTGCTGTGGCCTCAATCCAAATGGTGGATCAACGATGTACAACACATCACCACGGCTTTCGCACAATTGTAGTCCCTGGCCAATAACTGCACCAGATGTCATACCAGGTATCACCAGCAAGCTAATGTCGTATGTTTCAGAATTCTGTATGCCATACATGCCGCTCGAACTCGCAGAGTTACCAATTATGGCGGCATCAAGCTCGCTAGAATATGCTGGATCGGTCGGGATACCATTCGCACCGCCGCTGAACGAATGCTTTGATAATTGTGCTGGTTGTCGTGCCTCGTAAGCATTCGAGCCAGTTGTCTCATCAACATCATTATTCAAGAACGATGGGCGATCTTCCCAATTTACAAAATCGTTTCCGTTCGCCCCACCAATCGATGTACCAGGATTCAGGACGTTAGCGATATATCTGGCATCGTTCTTGTCGAAACTGATGTTTTGGATGCTATCGGCAGTAGCGCCATCTGAATCAGTGATAACAAGCTGATATCTTGCTGCAGAATTACCAGCAATTGTCGTTTGTAGCGACAATGTTAATGTGTAATCATCTAACCAAGTACCGGCACTAGTAGCCACAAACCATCCAACAATGCTGGAAAAGTATGCGGAATCTAACGCACATTGCGAACCGTCTGGATCTGTTTCGCAAGACAACGGAACAGATGGTGTGACCTCTCCAGTATCAGGCAATGAAATACGCGTATCGTAAAATCCTCGGTACGCTTTAGTGTAAGGAGAAAGTATTCCAATCTCTTCAGCAAACATTAATGTCTTAAGATTGGAATATGTCGCCTTCATGTACAATTGATCGAGCCGGTGGGTGTCAGCTGTCACTATGACAACATGATCAATTCCACCAGGTGCAGTCAACGCAAATGAAGTGAAGTATGTTTCTCCAGAATATGTCCCATTACCATCAATAGCAGCAGCAATCGTGGTTGCTGAAAGATTGGTACCGGTTGGTAGTGTGAAAACGATATTGATCGTATCGCTTCTGTCTGCTGGTATCACATCAAGCGAAATGCGATTGCTTGATGTGTTGATGAAATATGGACCAGCATCGGAGCCATACAAGTAGCTTCGTGGTATGTCGTAAACGTACTGTTGAACGCCAACCTCAGAAGCGAACGCACAAGATCCAGTAAGCTGAATTCGATCGCCAGCATCTTTGGTGCGTAATTGCGGATAAACTGTGTCGGTGCCATCGTCAACTGTAGTGGCAACAGCAATGTAGTCGTCGGCGGCAATAAGCGCATTGATCGCATTAACTAAATCTTCAGCACTTGTGTATGATGCAGCCGACATAGTGTGCGTAGTGCCAACGCCTTCAACCTCTACAATAAACTCTCTATTGTATGGCTTTGCAATGAATGAGAACATATCGTTCACATCAAGACGGCCATCGGTCACGACTATATTGCATGTGAGGCCGTCACCAATTTCAATGTTTTCGCTTGTTCCAGGTATTTTCTCAGACAAAGTACCACTAGCCATGATGGCACTATCTGACGCGCGGAAAATCTTGAATGTCGCACCTTCGAGTGCGTACCCATCATTCGATTGACCGGTGATGAAAACGGTGAAGTTTTCGTCTGAACACCCTATATAGTTGTCGCTGAGATCGGTCTCGCCAGAAAATTGTAGTGTTGCGTCAGTAGGTCCATCTGTGACCGAGACACTTACATCAGTAAATGTAATGTTCTCAATTCCAGCGTCATGGAATGTGACTGGCGAGCTAGCCGTTACAGCACGCATTGTGATTTTGCCGTAATCGATACCTGTGAAGACTGGTATGCGATTCCAGCCATTCAATCGATTTCCTGATGTATCGATGCACACTTCGCTGAGTGCTTCGTCTTGACCATCTTGACATTCAATACCAACACGTATCACATATGCCTGATTACTATTTTCCAAGTATGCGAGCACAGCATACATCAAATAGCTTTCAACAAATGGCTCACCGAATGTATCGATGGCCGATTGTGCTGTACTCACAAAAGTTGGAGTATTCATAGGACCTTTTTTGGCAGTACCGACAAATGCTGCCCGAAGCGGGCCCGCACCACCAGTGACTGCACTAAGGTCTATTTCCCGTGGGTAAACACCAGGGCTCAAATATGTGGCCATTTATTAATCTCCGTTGTCGAGTAACCAAACTATGATAGATTTGCCGACAACTACGCACAAGACAAAACAGATCGCAATTTCTTTTATCGATCTTTGTCTTGATATATATAATCACAAGCTAGCATATCGTACTGTACTGGTAGCCACAAGCCTATTTGTTTGCGGCCTTTTCACTATCGTGTAGAATTTTTAGTTTTCTCTTTGTAGTCAGATTCGCTATTTGCGAATCGTTCAGAAAGCTCTTTGGTAGCCGAACATTTTTACCCGGCTGGAGATAGATTGTCTGCTCATGTAAGAAGAAGTCACCCCTTGGCGGTCTGACAGAAATCGGCACCATCTGATTACTGCAATTGTAAATCTGGACTACGTGATTTGCTTCTCTTGAGAGTTGTTTCATTTGCTTACCCTATTATTGGTGTCGATGATTATATTATTTACTTATCGACACGTAAGAATTGGAATTTTTGTATATTTACTATGTCGGTTCGTAAAATGAACTTGTAGTATTACCGCGACTGACCGCCAGTATATCGTTTGTCGTCGCCTCTCTTATAGATGTAACATGACCAAGTATAGTTGGTACTATCAATTCTGGTAACGGTAGCCATGCCTCGGCTGTCATAGAAAATTCATATCGCGTTTTCGCCTTCTGATCGAATCCAGCTTCCTTTTCACTAGCATCAGCAGATCCTTCATATCTGAGCTGAACACTACCTCGTAAATGCTGGTCACACATTACAAATTCTGCCAGCGGATTAAAACGTGGTAAAATCTGTTCGAGTGCATAATCGGCCTCTCCCTTATATGATGCCCATACAGTAAGGGTATACTTCACTAAGAATGGTACTGGTCTCCTTATTAATGCTACACGATCCATTCTGTGGCTAGTATATCTCCTTGCCATAGCTAGTACTGGAGAGCTAAATTTTTGTGGATTGAATTCGTGGCTAATTCTACTAATAGAAGCCACAGGAAACTTAACTCTACCATCCTTTAATTGATCTCTCCATATAAGAATGCTCTTATCACCGCCAGCTATCTTTATTCTCATAAATCGATATGAGTCTTTTGTCGGTATTCTTATCCCAGACCAATATGTTTTCATCGCCTCGTCGAGGGCGCGAAAACCAGGCATCAAAAATTCTTGAACATATTCTGGCTGCGTTCCTAGCGGCTCGCCCATAATTTTGCGGCCACCCTGAACATCACTACTCTGCGCAACACCGACTGGAATTCGCTCTATATATGGATTAAATTCTGGGCCAGGGACTGGGCGTGAAGTCCTTGTCTGCTCTAGAACATTCGGTGTAAATTCATGTATCGCCATCGTTCACCTATCTCAAAAATGCCACTAAAGTACCTGGGACAGCCCCATTACAAGAGCCAGATCTAGTGGCACCAATACGATCCATTAAATCTTTGAATTCCTCTATTATTCTATTCCTTTCTAATTCCTCAACCCAATCTTCGATTGTTAACGATATAACAGATCCATTTTGTGTCTGCTTTATCGATACACTAATTTCTTTCTTATCACCAAGTCCTTCTAATCCTTTACGAATGTTATCTCTGAAAGAGCTACCAACCTTACCGGCCTGGACACCGAGATCTAAGCTAATTTGTCCAATCAATTCTCTGACATTTGTGAATTCTTTCACTTATACCTCATCAGTATATTCTTCAATAGTTTCCACAATGTCTTGTGCTGGCCGTATATTAGTATCGCCAACTATCAACGTTGTCGAACATTTCAGATATAGCCAATTATATCTGAAATTACCAACCTCAGATGCATTGTCAATCATGAAATATTTTGGTTTTTGCTGTGATTTAGAATCGAACGGCAGTTCTATAAGGTCTCCAGGTCTAAATAATCTATTTGGATAAGCGGCGACAACTTGTTCAAGCGCAAATATAATTTCTTGTTTATTAGCGCAATCAACTCCCCATTGCGTTAACTCGTATTCCATTGGATTTGGAACAAAGAACCCTTTAAAGCTAATTGGTTTCCAATATGTTGGGTTAGCGTCTTCATCGAACACTTTATCGTGATCCATATTGTCTGTTCTGACGTGAATTAAAACAGACGCGCCATTAACTTGGATCATTTCTAGAGCAATCTTTTTCGCCAATGCAATATCTGGAGCATTCGCGTCTTGGACTTGATATAAAGGATTACTTCGCTCTACGTCACTGCGAAAATCCATTTGAGATTGAGATGATAACGACTCATCATTCATGCCAGTAAAGCTATATATCATATATTACTCACATTGATAAAGGAATGTCGTCTGTTACTGGACTATCTCTTGGATCATTACCATAGTAGTATGGCCCAAAGAGAAGCGATGGAGTAATACCGAAAATTTCACCTTCTGGAACATAGCGTTTAACTGGTGGCGGTAATTGTTCTTCGAAGTTCTTCGCTGGACACCATCCCTGATCGAGAACTGCGCAGTCAGGTAGATTGTTCTCAACAGTATCGTCGCTTCCACCAAGGCTACGCAAAATACTGTAATAATCGGGCATTGGAGTACACGGACAATCAACATTATATGGCGGCAATACAAACCATTTACTGGTTGATCCGTTGGACTGAGCATTATTTACCTGCCACTCTATAGTGGATCCTGGAATGGCGGCTAAAGCAACAGATAATTTTACATATGTGCTCTTACACATACGCAAGAAAGATAGACTTGATGTTGTAAATGACGCTTCTGGCTCGCAACCAGGTATAGCAACACTGTCTTGACCCACTACTTCGAGTTTATTGGCTATATAGATTTGTCGCATGTGTAGCCTCATTTCAGCTATCTTATATTTCAATGCGACTTATCAGCTATATTATTCTTGCTTCAAACCTATCGGCCATTTTATTGATCTTATCAGTCCACAGGGGACGACCATAAACTGAATCATATATCCCTAAAAATTCCTCGACTGTAGATGCCATACCAAGCAACTTATATTTCGTAGCAGCAAAATCAAACACATCTTCTGGCCCAAACAATGTAGTGAGCTGTTGCTTTAATTGTTTTGAACTCATCGTATCGCGATGTGCCCATGTCACTGTAGCATCTGATAACCATCCAGTTCTCAACCAAGGATTATCACAGGTTGCTATCTCTAGAACAATCAGATCAGGAATTCTATCATTAAGAAAACGTTCTAAGTTCGGACCTAGCCAACTCTCTGGCTTTATCGAGTTAATTTTAAATTTACCAATCATATAGTCAACAACTGGCTCTTCACTCTCACCTATATGTCCAGAAGAAACCGATCCACGTAAGCCTTTGTGTTGAATTAACCGATCAGCTTTTTCCTTAATACTTCTTAGTCTAGCGATCGCCTCACCAGTTGAACTTGTTGTATAAAAATCGTCTATATTGAGAATGCTCGCTAAATTCTTTTTACCAGTTTTGTCAATATCACTAGGAATTTGAATTCTTACTCTATCATCATCCTCTATTGTTACCATTATCGTCTGAGATTCTGACGTTAGTGCGTTCTGACCAGCCTCTACATAAACTATAGCATCGTCTGTAGGATTTTCAGCTGGTTTCATATTTGGTTTTCTGAAACCTATTTTCGCGAGTGCTATCATTAGCTGTTCAGCTAAGGAATTCTTCAGTCTGGTGATGTCACCAAGCTCGGATGCAGCAGTGCCCTCTGATAACAATCGTAATTTCATTTAAATCATCCTATCACTACTTACTACTCTTGAAGAACGCATTAACACCGCTGATTGCTGCCGAACTTACAAAGAAAATAAGTAAAGTCAGAAATGCTTTTGATGTTATTTCTGGATCGATATTGGTCCATATCATAGCCAGACCAAGTAAAGAGCTAATAACAATCGAAACAATACAAACTGCAAAGCACACCTTGTTTAATGGACTCATCATATACCCCGATCTTCTAAATTGTTAATCTTGTTTAGTTATGCTTTAATTATCGGCATAGGCTCTCCGAGATGCACAGCCTTCTCAATCAATGCTGCTTTTTCTTCTTTTCCCTCAGCAACAAGTGCTTCACCATCAAGTGCTAAAGTTCCACCATCCGGCATAGGCACTCCCGCGATTTTTCTGCGTGCACCGCCAACCATAATCTTGGTCTCAGCTAGCAACATCTCTGAAGCTAACATACGCGCTTGTGGACTGCGGAAATGTGTTATGGCCGGATAATAAAGCACTGTTACTGGGAAAGCACCTTTTGGTGTCGGATAAAGCCTAATTAATTGATTATTCGGACCATCTCCGCCCTCGTTTAAAACATCCCAATGACCAATAGTTCCAAGTATTTGTTGTGATGATCTTCTATATGCCTGTAGAAGGTAATAATCTGTTAGAATATTCTGTACACCAGATATATTTCCTATATTAAACAAAAAGCTCTCAGCACCAAATACGTCATCTATACGTGTGGTAACTGGATCCCATTGGACCTCTTGAATCCAATATGCATCATCTGGCATGGGATATGTAGCGACAAGAGGCTCAGTATAAAACAATGCTAGTTTTTGTTCTCTTGGAAAATAACCACATATGAAGTCGCACGTAACTCGCAGTGCTATTTCAAATTGAGCTTCTGTTATTTCGACCGCTACAGCCGGATGTCCAAGTTGAGCTAAACAATATGCCTTCATCGGGTCGGCATTTAGCTTCAATACAACAGGAAGATCATTTGGTCCAACTATAGCCATATTAGTGCTCCATTCTGTAATATGTTTGAGCACTAATACATAATATCTTCATCAAGCTCTTTCTTAATTATACCGGGAATGTCAAACCAGCGTCACCCCATACTATATTCTTATATGTGAGCCTGAATAGCTCTGGGTGACCACCAGACTCGTCGGTAATCGCAGATGCTGCAGTGTTTAAAAGACCACGCAATGTTGATACTTCAGAAGTCACAACGGAAGTCGGATAGCCGGTTGCACCATCCCATAATCGTGGACCTCTTGGACCGCTAAGGACTTCATTACAATGTATCAGAGTTAATGCTGGTGCCGGTTGATCGCTAGGATTACTAGCAGCAGTATAGAATCCCTCAATCATTAGTAGTGATGGATTATTGCCTATTTGTGGACGTACTCCAGCACCATTGGCGATGCTACCAAAACCATTGCTTAGCTGGTTTTGTCCGCCACCAGGGATTGGCAACGTGATTTGCGTCACTGGTTCAAGAGCATCATATAATTGAATGCTAAGACGCTGTAGATCTCTGACGTAATCCCACTTGCTATCATTACTACGTGCGGGAATTGTCCTGAAATAAGCGGTGAATGGTACTAAGGCTGACATGTTTTATCTCCAATTGTTGCCATAACTATCTTTGGCGGGCAAATATTTTTTAGATGTATTTGAAGTGGGAACCAAAAAGAGGATAAAATGACTCACGACGAGATCAGAGCAGAATCATTCAATAAATTTTCAACAGCTCTGAATGAAGTCTTCCCCGGCATTAAATCTGAAACTGACGGGGATGTAATAACTTTTGATGATAATGCAGTTAAGGTCGAAATGTCAAGTAATGATATTTATGAAGGATATTTCGAAGTATCAAACGATATTTCTAATTTCGGTGCATTGTGGGGCATAAAGCCAGTCGTGTCAGTATTGATTACAGAAATATGTAGAGTAAGAAAATATAATCTGCTAAACAAATTAAGATAACTAAGTTTGCTCTGCCTTGCTAACGAGATGGCGTAGCATCCATGTTGCTAGGTTATCACCACGTTCTGACTTCTTTTTCATTGCCTTTATAAAATCCGGATTATCCTTTCCAGCTTCATTTATATATTCCTCGAACTCATCTGCATTATCATCTGTCCTAAGTGCCCATATCTTCTGTCTAATTTCTTCAGCTTTATCTTCATTGTTTTTATGATCGCCCCATTGATTTAGTAATTCCTTTAGTGTGTTTTTTACATCTTGCTCTAAAGCCTCAGACAATATTTTATCGAAATATTTCATACCTTTAACCTTTCACATTATGTTTGGATACAGAAACAGCGGCTTTTTGGGCCGCTGTTTCGTATCTTAAGTTCGCGAGAAACTTAAAACGTTAGGCATTAACTGGCGGAACATAAGTATCGTTCCGCAAATCGCCTTGGAGGTCTCGGGTGAGCGAAGCATGGACGTTCGCCAAGAACATGTCGCTTCCAATTTGGAAAGCGAAATCGATGCCGGGCAGACCCTCTTGAGCCGCACCAAACGTCTTGATCTGGTAAAGACCGACGACGATTGGGAAACCACGACCTGCACCGAAACGAGCTTCGCCGCAGTAGGGGCTGAAATCTTGGACTGTGGTGTCTCTTGTCAAGACGCCAACCAAAACTTCCTCGCCAGGCACGCTCATGATGAGCGGGCGGAGCCGCTTGGTCAAAGCAGCAACGGCCTCGTGGCGGAGGGCCTTACGGTAGCTTCGCACATTACGATAGACAGAAATCGAGGTATTAGCTGGTTGAGCTGACATACCAAATCTCCTTACAGTTATTGTTTGATTGTTTTTATTATTTCTCTGCCCACATAATAATTTTGACGAAAATCGATAATTCTTATGTTACGACTACCAAGTATTTTAAATGTAAATACTTCTAATAACAGACTATATAGGTGATTAGTTGGCGTACTGTCTTTTCTGCACCCAGGGTCATATGACTCTGAAAGAACTAAAAGATGAATGTACATCTGGTAAATGGCTACCTATTCTTGTTATGCGAGCTAACGATAATGGCAAGCCAATTTTGCCGATGTTTGATACTGCTAGTTTGGCGGCTAAATTTTGTAAAAGGAATCTACCCCCAAATTGGTTATGTGGCATAGTAGATCTGCGATTACGTGACGCCCAATGGATGGATGATAATGGGTGGAAGGCCATTAAATTCGACTACCCAAGAAAACTAAGTGATATTGTTGAATTTGATGTAGAAGTAGTAGAGTTCGAACCAGAGCACAATCTAGTAATAAAAATCTAATCGATTGCCAAATCATCGGCAAATTGGATTTTAAACTTATCAAGCATCTTCTTTGCTTCTTGCTCGTTGCTAAAATTATGTGGAATACATATGACATAAATTGGTTGCTGATGTCCAACCAAATAGACTTTTCTTGATACTTTGACATAAAAGAACTCGTTTGATTCAACCAAATCGAATCCTATTTCATCGCCTTTAGATAGTCCAGTAACATGGTCATCTGGTATGTTGTTTATCGTGAATCTGTAGATTTTCGACGGCTCACGAAAGCATTCAATATCAAACTCTAAGACTATATGGGCCATATTTAGCTCTTTCTAAAATCATTTTAAACTGTGCTAGCTGCGACCAATGGCTTAAGTAGTCTTTAGTCGCATTGGCTGCCATGATTTTCCATGCGGGTAAATTGACTCTTGTATTCAAATCACTCCAATTTTTCACTAGTATTGCATTATGACCATCCACTAGTGGCGGTAAATATGGCGATATTTGTTTCTTACCTATCGTAACGCGATTGAATATGACCGCTTCTGTGAAACGTAGGCTTTTATCGCCGTTACCACGCAAATCAATGCAAGCATGATGAGATAACAAATGCTTTATATAATCATGTGCTGAGGCATCAACTCTAAACGACAACTCTGCCCAGTCTGGCATCCCGATAATACCAACACGCTCACCATAGCCACCACGACCAAGAAAACCAGCTATTTTATTCGCATCATATGGAAATGCATCTCTGATTGCTTGTATATCATCATCAAGATATGCATAATCTAATTTCATCTTAGCAAATAAATCAAAAACTTGCGTAGAAGTGCGATGTGCAACTGGTATCGTTTTATGGCCGCGACTTTTTAAAAGCTTAGCACTACAATTAACTGGCATATATAAATCACAGCGATCTTGCACTGGATTGCCATGTCTACCCTTCCATGTTTGTTTTCTCTCCCTAAACAATCTATCAGATGAACTAAGACAAACCTTGAATGCTGGTAGATGCTCAATGTTCTTCCAATTTTCGTCAAAAAAGAACGTATCGGATTTTGCGATATAGATATCAATATCGTTATAGTTATCTGATAACAAATGCTTTACACGACTTAAGATACTGTGTTCTTTGGCTTGCCCTTTTTTAACTATAACTTTAACAGGCAAATTCATCCGATCTGCTATCTCTGCCAAATTAGCAAGCTGATAAGCACAACGTGGCAGCCTATTGTCACCTAACATTGTAAAATCGACTGCAATCATCTTGTGTTGAACCTCTCTGATGCTATCTCGGTGAGTAATTTAGTAGCTATATCGTCAAATCCTAATACAAACAACAATGTCGCCATTCTATGATGATATGTGTGTGCCGAAAGCACATCTTTATGTTGCTTTCGTGCAATCTCTTTTAAAGCATTAGCATCAAGCCTTAGTAAATCCTTTATTTTAGCGTGATATCCGTTTGGAGTTTCTGCCCATATAGCACTTGTTGGTAAGTATCTAGATATATCAAATGCAGGATCGTGGACAGCAACAGCACCACTCAAAATGACTTTAAATACACGTTCTGGTAAATCGATACCAGACGTTATCGTATGTGGCTCACTAATGCACGGAGCTATTTTACAGTTTGCTAATAATATCGGTACTTCGTTATCGGCTATAATCCCATTACAAAGATTTTCGGGCCAAGTTCCCCATCCACATACTTTGTGTGATATTGTTCTATCACGCAGAACTGGTAATAAATAAGCATCAATGTCTTTCGCTTTATATGGCCATCTACCACCAACATAGCCAATGTCATATTTATCATGTGTGCCGTTTGATGTTTTAAATATTGTAGCATCACCAGCTGTTGCTAATGGAACCCATGGCATACCATCTCTATCCCAAAAAGACCAATAATGGCGATCTGTTTCATGGCCATATCCAAAAACCGCATCTGGTCGTATTGAAGATACCCAATTGATGGCGTCTTGCGATTCATTAATATTTGGTTCAATTCTTTTTGGTCCATATGGGTTAACATGTAAAGCTATTTTACATCTTCTGTCTCTTGGAATGTCTTGCCGATGACCTGAACATCCTATGTAGAGATCTGGGTCAAAGCTGTACCACGAGCCCTTTTTACCGTCCCAACGCTCAGCTACACAACCAATGTCGCGTAAAGCATTAATCATACCCTGCGTTATAAATGTAAATGCGCCGCCTGGTGGATTACATAATAAGATTTTCATGATTAATCCAATAAGTGCCCTCGGCCGCTTCTAGTAAGTAATTGCCGTTGTCTTGCTATTCTATCGCCAATAGACAATGACGACAATTTTGCACCAAGCTCTTTATTCTTTTTGTGGTATATACCCCAACCATCAACTCTACCATGATTCAGATGTAATAGATCGAAGATACGGTTATCATGATAGTTAGTGCCTTTTGATAGTCTGAAATAAAAATCATTATCTTCAACACCATATCCAACAAATTCTTCAGAAAATCCGCCAATTTTCCAGTATGACTTGCGGCGACACGCAATAGATCCGCCCTCAAAATAGTCAACCATATAGTCATATGACGGATGATCTACTGTGCCACTAGTATTGATGTTATTTGTGTCTGCTACACCGACATAAAATATCTGCTTACATAAATGGCAAGCATCATATTCATTAAGCTCTTTCGCAACTGATTGAAAGTAATTGCTTGGTATTAATGTATCTGCATCATGTAAAACAAGCATATCTGATGTACAAGACGCCACTCCAAAATTCCATGCTCTACTTTTATTAAATGCTGCACCAGATGTTCCGGCAGTAAAAACATATTTTGCTGGTACAAACTCACGGTCTTTTATCTTTTGAGTTGCGTCTTCTTCTGTCATTACAATTTCGATATTTGGAAAACGCTGTGCTCTGATATTGCCCAATACTGTGAATATAGAGTCTTTTCTACCGATCTCTCTAAACGGAATAACACATGAAATAGATGGCACAATCGATATGTCAGTCGCATCGATATAGACTGGTCTTGCCCCTATCGCATTCAAGACTGTTCTGGCATGTTTAAGTTTATCAACTCTATTTTCGACAGACGAGCTTTCTCGATGTACTAAGAAGTATGATTCTGAGCCATCAACATCCAAAAATCCAGTGTGTTGTAGTTGACTATTCGATAATCTAGTAGACCAATCAACGTGTTCTACGCCATATTGTCCAAATTGTTCGTCAAAGTATCCGACCTTTGAGAATGCGTCGTGATCAAATGCCATCACAGCGCCTTGTGGCTTATCGTTGACGATGCTCATTGCCACGCCATTTATAGTGATGCCATCACCTTTTTCAGCACCATACACGCCTGGCTGTCTATAACAAAAATGATGCGATCCAGATCGCTGCATTGCTAGAAAGTAAAAATTGTCCCATCCCAGATTTAATATCTCTACGTCATCGTTCAACAAAATTTTCTTTGGAAATCTAGAAAGGCATCGCATTAAGCGATTGCTATTACCAGCCACACCAAGCTGCTGTTGGTTTTTAAGAATTACAATATCACCACGCTGCTCCAATTCCGATAGATATTGCAATTGTTCTTGGTTAGTGCTACCATCGTCGCTAATAAATATCGTCGTATGGCATAAATCTGTATACTTTATAATTGAATTTATCAATCGTCGCAACGATCCTGGGCGGTTATATGTCAAAATACCAACGCCAATATTATTGCTAATCGAATATGCGCTATTTGTAAATGACTTAGACAGAGCTTGGCTAATGTTCTTTCTCACATGTCCAACAATAGTACGTTTCTTAGCATCTTTAGGTTCTTGATTTACTAATCGTACTGGCCTTGATAACTGTTTTGCTATCGATCTGACAGCTTTTACTTCTTGTTTTGGTGGAGATGCTACTCTTGTGTGTTCAACATTTACAAGATAGCCCTTTGCACCAGTACCACTCTTATTAACATAGCGATCAAAGAATTCTGGAAGTCTTACTCGACGACCTTTCCGTACGTGTATAGTATTGCCATCTGGCCCGACTAAATATAAGTCGTGCGGGTGTGGGTTTAAGTATTCTGGCATAGTTTTTTCCAGACATCATGTAACTCAGTCTTGAGTTGCTCTAATGTGCCATTATTTCTTACTACCAAAAACAAATCGCATGACTTCTTGTAATGAGGCAACGATGTTTTAAATCTGTTGGCATAATCACGAAGTAGCGGCTCAGTTAACTTTGAATCCCTGGCTAGACACAACTCAATATTCGATTGTACGAATAATAAGGCTACTTCATGCATTGCAGCCTTAGCATCCGTAATTATTGTTAGAAGAGTAGTGTGTTTGGAATTGCAGCTATCTAAGACTATAAATTCATTTGGTGGTACTTCAGATATTGCCTCTCTGGTTTTATCTATCGCCATCGACCAGCAACCAATGTTATATTGACGCTGATTCTCGTCGCTCAATGAAGATAGATTATCTGGCACCCAATCAGATGGCCTGATTATATGCCATGTACCATCGGATTTAGATAAAAAATCGATTGTCCTAGATTTTCCTGCTGACGGCAGGCCCGAGGTTATGATTAACATTGTGTTCCTACGTAAAGTGGTATTTGCTTATCTTCTTTTTCCATATATCTGAATCTGCTCGGCTTGATTATTGCACCACTTTCAAATAATCCGGCTTTGTCATTTATTTGTTCTAGGATCTGTTCAGACATAACATCTATTTTTAGCACCATTTGCGTATCGTATGTCTTGCCGAACACATCTCTGATCATACCAGGACCAAGAAATTTGTTCAAACTTAGCCTGATGTCAACAAGTACAGGTATACCAGTATCTATGGCAAAGTAATAAATAGCTTGTTTAACACCAGCTGCATTGGATATTGCAATTAAACGACTAGCTTGACTTTTTAAAAAATCAACAGCTATTAATGTCAAAGAGTCTTTTATGTTTGTTAGATCTAAAATATTGCCATTCCAGTCACCCATTGTGACTGCGACTTCGCCATTTTTGTTGTGCGATATTAAACAGCTAATACCAGCATTTTGATAATATTTAACTACATAACAAAGCATTCCAGAAACTAATGCCGTATCTGTAAATGGTTCCGGGTGTGGTAGCATCACCGGAATAATTCTAGGTTTAGATGTACCAGATTGTGTTCCCATCTGCATGCTGCTGGACATACCAGCGTCCTCGTTTATTGTTACGAATATCGTCTAGATCGAATACATAAGAGTTCTTCTTCATCTCTGATTCAGTCAATGTGAATAATAATCTTGGAGTCCCTTCAAAAATTATTGATAATTTATTGTTTTTGACATCAAAGTCGTTCACAAGACCGAACCATATGCGAAACCAGCCAGCCCAAACAACAAAATCAGAATAACGAGGTGTCCATACTGATAATGCTTTATATGTAGCTAGCGGTGGTAATTCTACTTCTCGTGGCATTGCTATACTTTCTTAAATTTGGTCAATTTATGCGCAAATATGTCATATCGATAGGTGTATCCGTCTGACAAATCCCATTGAACAAAATGTCCCTCTCGGTAACCACCAAGCATTCTGCTTATGACGGGATCGATAGAGGCAAAACTATTTTCCGCTATTACTGGTGGCGATTTCATCTCCTTACCATTAACATCTATTGATGCTCTTTCTCCCGAAACCTTAGCAGCAGCATCTTCGCGCTGCTTTATCATATTTAGGCCGTCGATTAAAACGTCCCGAGCAGAATTAGTTTTTGTCTTAGCAGATACTTTAAATGGCTTGCTTTTACTGTCGATATCTGTGCCAGTCATCTTAATCGTAAGCGTAACGTCCTCTGTTTTAGCATTAAAGCGAGCATTCGGTTCTAATTGTGCTAAAACATGTCTTATATCAGAGACTGTTCTTATCGCAACAGACTCAAATCGCTGGCGATTCAACTCCGATTGCGTCCTCCTGGCCATTTCTCTCTCTAAGCTCTCCATTTAAACCTCCAAGATTATCTGCATCATCAACCATATGCAGGTTTACATCAACCGCAGCAACACGCCCATTATGTAATAATCTAAATACGGAATGAAAAGTAT